TGCGGTTGCCATCTTTGCTGGCACAAAATCCTCTGAGGTTTGCGGATCAAACCGACACACGTTGCGGTCAGCGGTGAACGTCTCCATGATCATCGCTTTGACGCTCTCGACTGCGTCAAAAACGTCCATAGAAACGTGCTGTGAGCGTCCGGGTCTCTCGTTCCCCATCGGCTTACCGTAGTAATACCGATAGCCCTTATCCCGCTGCTCACCTATCTCACTTTCAGCGTATGAGTCTGCGGCGTTTATGCTGTTCTCAAGCGTCGCTATAAGTTCTCTTTCGTCAATATCAGTAGCTATATTCATAACTGGTGTGGTTACCTCGACCTGTTGTCATTTGTTCACGCTCGGCTTGGTTCTGACCAAAGCGTGTAACTGAGATGGCTGCATAACGCGTTGCGTCTATCAAGTCGTCATGCTCTTTATGTATCTTTCCTTTTTTCCGGTGATACCGCCGAAACTCCTCAAACCAAGGAGCCAAATTATTGAACACCTGTAAGCGCCCAGTTCTGAATCTCTCTAACATCTCCATCAATCCGGGCTCAACGTAGTTAGTGCCGTCAGCATTTGTGAACCGCCCGATCATCAACACCCCCGCCTCTAAATACATCTCAGCCAAGGTGCGACCACTACCCTTCTCAGTGTTGTCACCGTCATGCGGATAAATAACAGGAATGTCCTTGCCACGACTCTTTATCACCGTGGCGTGTACTGCGGGTATCTCGCCCTCCTTCTTGTAGGCGTCATACACATAAATAGTATCGTTATCTGGGTTATAGGCCGTCCACACACAAGTAGTGGGGTGCGTTATCCCAAAGTCCACCGCCGCCAACTTCTTATAATGCGCGGGAATCTCAAACGGCTCACACTGGATAACCTCTTCGGCTATGGGGAACACCATGCCCTCACCAAGAACCGGAATACCTTTACTCCGCATATCCCGCTGGTATTCAGGAATGGCGGCCAATAACTGCTCACGCACATCCTTATCAAGATGAGGTGCATCCTCCCATGTCACATTCTTTAGGTACTGCCCCTGAACCGGGTGATCCATAAATTGGGACACCAACTCGGTCATCCCGTTCTCAGGGGTTAAAGTACCGACGAGGTAACCACCCTTTCCGTCATTACCTGTCGCTGTTCGCGTTAGACATTGTGGGTATATTGCGGTGTCGGTTGGTTCCTCGTCGATCCAGATATAGTCCTGACTCGATCCCATAAGGACATGCTGACCCTGAGTGTAGGACTTAAAACTTACAGTGGAGGTGTTACCAGTGGCATACCTTACAGCCACATCCCTTGGGAGTCTTGGCGTACCCATAGCCGGTGTGACCTGATAGATAAGCCTTTGCGGTATCAGTCCAGAGCCATCAAACTTACCCTCTCCAAGATAGGTGCCAATCAACTCCTTCACAATGACATCGCGAAGCTGCTCACCAGAAACACCCAAGCACCAAATCTTAGTCGGTCGGGTAAATCTAATACCCTCCCACCAATCTGGGTATAAGCCTGTTAAATGGTATGCAACCTCTGCTGCTTGAGAAGCCGTTTTGCCGACGCGGTTTGCAGCCATAAGCATTCTCTGCTTATTGGTCTTGCCAGCCTTGTAAAATTCTTCTTGCCACTCATAGGGCCGGAAATAAGCTAGACGGTTTTGAGCTTTGTGGACTTTTACTATACGAATGGCTTCCGCTATTTTTTCCGCCTTATTTTTTTGTGAGGCGGTGAGCTTTGAAGCCGGTTTTTTTGAAGTCTTTCTCTCAGACGCTTTTGCCATTATTTACGCCCTATATGTAACGATATATATGGGGGTGTACCGCCCCAGCCGGGAGTCCCAGATTTGCGAAGCGGGTTCAAAACCGCAAAACCTTACAGGCTAACATCCCGTAAATTACCCCGCGACGTTGTAAGCCATTGATTCTATTAGATATCTGTCCCATAACGAATGGGAGCGACTACAAACTGGACGGGTCAACGCCCGCATCTTTCAGAGCTTGTAAGGCGCTATCGATATCATGCGTGACCTCTATACCGCCGCTTATGTTAGCGTCTACTTCGGTTCTATCCCGCCAGTTAGCTCGGTTCTTCAGGAAGAATATCTGCGCTGAAGTGTTGGGCTTCTCAGCCGTTGCGGATTCAAACAGGGAATTAGTGACAGCCGAGATGCCCGCTTGCTTCCCAGCCTTTAAGGTGCTGTCGAATGTGTCATCGTCACGCTTACGGCGTGCAATTGTCGAGACTGATATACCCAGACTAATTGCTATCTGTTCCTCCGATAGCCCTATCTTTGCTAGGTTATACAGCTCCTCGTAATCAATGGGCTTTGTGTTCGCCAATGTTTGTACTCCCCGTTAAATCGTGAATGAGGCCGATTATATCGCAATACAACCTGTTGTTGTGTGTCCGATACTCTGTTGCCCCTATTGGTTGACCTAAATACAACCATAGGTTGACTATACAACGTGCAGTGTGAGACTATTACACCTCACTCATATATATAGGTAAGTAGTTATGTTCATAGAACCCATCAACAAAAAGGATGCATCGCTAGTGCGTCGCTATCTTGTGGCAGATCGTAAGCTTGTAGAAACCGAGGATGCATTGACCGCATTTAACGATTCAATTTTCGACGATGCCAAGCTATACAAAGCCGAAGAAAAGAAAAGCCTCACATTAGATCGCTTGATCGATAAATGTTATGCGATTTGGGATGAGCTTCCAGCGCGTGAACAGCAGAACATTGACCGGCAATATAAAAATCACTTTGGCTACGGTTGCCAATTGGGGGCGCTGTAATGAACAAGATTAAACCAATAGAGCTATTTCACACGCCGTCAGACATGAAAGCATTGCAAGATTATCTGGCATTGTTTAACGGCAGTGAGGCGGCGGTTGCTCAAACATGCGCTTGGATGGCGTGGAATTTAGCCGCCAAAATTACTAACCCTACTACTAATGACGAGGTGACAGCATGAATACTGACCAAGATTATTTCCGATGGTGGTCTACTGGGAGCGGCCGCATAGAGTTCCAACTGCGGCAGTCAGATAGTGAAGCCGGAAGCCATCAGGGAGACTGCTTAAACGATGTCCAAGAGTTGCTGACACTGCCTTATATCTACAATCAGTTGGACGCTTTAGATTCTGACTTAATAGCGGCTGAACTTGGAGAGTATGGGTGTTGGAATGATGCCGAACTGAGCGACCATTCAGCCAACTTAGAGCGTCTGCTCTGGATTGCCTGCGGTGATATTCAAGAGGAATATTTTGATTGTGAAGAGGATGAAGAGTAAGTAAATCAAGCGCCCTTAATGGAGGGCGTTTTTTTGTACTTATTTACAACTAAAAGTAGGGGAAACAACAATGCGTTATTTATCAGCTAATAAATCAAAGCCGGTTGGGTTGTCAAAAACTCGCGGCTTTATTATGTGGGAGGGCCCAAGCGTTTTGGACGGTGAGCCCATCGCAATAATTGCAACTATGAGCACTAGCAATAAAAAGACCGGAGATATGGTGCAAACGTGGATCATTAGAACCGATATCAATCCGGTTGAAGCTTCCAAGGTCGGCGCGGATGTTTCTATCTGTGGCAACTGCCCACACCGACACTTTAACAAAGGCGCTTGTTATGTAAATATTGGTCAGGCACCTAATGCAGTTTATAAAGGTTATAAGCGCGGTATCTATCCGGCCTTTGATCTTAGCCAACATGCGGCGCACTTTGCCGGTAGAATGATAAGGTTAGGCGCTTATGGTGATCCGGCGGCGATTCCGTTTGATGTCGCATCATCGATTGCATTATTGGGGTCGGGGCACACTGGGTACACTCACCAAGCCTCGCACAAAAACTTCGACAGTCGTTTTATGTCTTTGTGCATGGTTTCTGCCGATTCACCAAAACAGGCGCTTAAATATCAGGCACAAGGCGCAAAAACTTTTCGTGTCGCGATGGTCGGTGATGCCCTTTTTGATTCAGAGATTGAATGCTTGTCGGATTCCAAGGGTATCCAGTGTATCGATTGCGGTTTGTGCGATGGTGTTTCCAAGAATATAGCTATCACGGTTCACGGGTCGCGATCCAATAATTTCAAATCTAATCTTATAGCGGTCGGAGGGTAAAAAAGTTCGGCAGCTTAAAGTTCGGCAGCTTAACTTTCTGCAGCTTAAAGTTCGGCAGCTTAACTTTCTGCAGCTTAACTTTCTGCAGCTTAACTTTCTGCAGCTTAACTTTCTGCAGCTTCATTTTGTCGCGGTGTCGCGGTCGGTTTGTCGCGGTTTATTTGTCGCGGTGTCGCGGTTGATTTGTCGCGGTTGATTTGTCGCGGTGTCGCGGTGTCGCGGTTAAATTAGTTTACCTTGACCACCTCAAACCCTTACCGGCTCTACGTTTCAGAGCATTTCAGCTCCAAGGTCAAGGTAAACTCAAATTCTCAATTCTTACCTTGACCACCTCAAACCCGCACCGGCTCTACGTTTCAGAGCATTTTAACAAAAAAGGTCAAGGGTCAAGGTAAAATCCAACAAAACCAGTAGGATTTAAAAACACTATTTTTAGGTTTTTTTTTCCTACTGACTTTATATCTATTTACCTTGACCATTAAAGAAAAAGAGTATAAATAAGTAATAAAGTATAATAAAATCAATAACTTAGGGTGGTCAAGGTTAACATTTTCTACCTTGACCTTTTGGCCTTTTACCTTGACCTTTTGGCCTTTTTTTGACCACTTCAAAACCGCACCGCCTCAAACCCTTAAATCATCCCCTGCTATCAATCCTAAAAACACAACGCAAAACAGACAAACAAACAACATTACACACCTCACAAGTTAAAGTGCGTGCATTGTAATAAGTGGTAAGGACACAACGAAATGATATAAGGCTATGAGGGTTATGCGGTGAGCGATGAACGCTTAAAGGTATTCATCCATAAAGTCTATCTTCATTAATTCGACGGCACCTAGAACGGATACCACTGGTACGCCATCGCTATGCCAAGAGTTTGACACTTGCCCTTCACTGTCGATGGCAACGACCGCAAAGGCTTTAATGTTGTTATGCATGGAGTATTCGCAAAAGTCGGAGAGGGAATCAAGTAGAGCCTGTGAGGTTCGATCGCTCACAGGCTCTTGACCTTTACTCTTGACCTTCTCTGTTATATCGACGATTTTCAAGTTCTCTCCTCAATACGAAGTCGCGCTGCTTATCTTGATACATCAAGAAAGCGCCGTGCAAGCAGACGGCTGTAAAAGTTAAGACTATTGCACCTAGTAACTGATCCATTTTAGTACCTCCTCTGGTTAAGTATACCACTACTAGTTGTATCTCTGGACACACTGACGCCCGACATAATGCCAGCGATGCGCCCCTGAACGACTTCTCTGAGCTCACCGCGCTTGTAGCGGTACATTTGCAGCATCTCATCGTTATCACGTTGCTTGCGTTCGAGCTGATGGATAAGCTCATCTAGTTCAAATAAGTTCATCACTCTGCCCCCGTTCCATTTAATACCGTGTCGCAATAATGCCCTTCAGATAATACTTTTGCTTCAATGCACCCACACGGTTCGATGTAATTGCCGCGCTCATCTACATCAGGCGCAGCATTTTTGACTTCTTTAGCATGAAAAGTTATGCCGTCCCATTCGCAAAAAGGAAGACAATGATCGAAGTACTGTTCTTGCGAGTCATCAACAATCGCATGACCTTTATCATCGCGTTTAAAACCACCACGCTCATCCTCGGCGTCTAGCAGGTATTTTGGTTTATGCTCCTGAACAAATACGTGCATAAAACACTCAGGGTCAACATCTATTTGAGCGTTATATTTAGATTTAATATATAAAGCGATTGCCTCTTGCAAATCGTATCCCATCAATTTAATTTGCATCACACCACCTCTCTTGCAGTTAAATATTGCTTTGCACCACCAACGCTAAATTTAATATCGTCTATCACAACGACTTTTTGCGGTACTGAGGTACTGCCCAAAGGATGATCACGACGGTGCTGTCCAGCACTGTTATCTATAATAAATGCGTCAAGACCTAAAGACCTAGCGCGGTCAACTAAAAGCTGTGCTGCTTTTGGAGATTGATTTTTTGTATTCATCATTTTATTCCTCATCACTTTAGTTATTTAATTATGCCATCCCCTTGATGACGAAGTCATTATCTCATATCTTAGTTGTATCGTCAACCTTAGGTTGTATTTATAGGTAAAAAAAACCCCTAAGCCGTGAAGCTTAGAGGCAAAGAGAGTATCGACTAGGGGATTTGCCGAACTCTTAGGGGTTAGTCTTCACAAGTGTCGCAATACGCCGGGTTAAACTCTTCCACATCCTCACCGCCGCACCGCCCACACTCTAAATATATAAAATTGCGTGCTACATATTGGTCGCCCATCGGTTCCCAGTTTTTCTCAACGATCTCATGCACCTCGCTCTCATCATCTAATATTCCACACCGCTCACACCTATATCTCGTCATAGCCTTTGCTCCAAATATCTTGTCAAAATTGTCGTAAAACGACGCCGCTGTCGGGCGCTGCTTGCTTCCCTTGCCCATCACTTCCACCTCGAATGCTTTTGAACGCCACCGCAGTCAGAGCACTTAACCTCAACGACATTGGGTCGAATGACGTAGGCGCATTGGCAATGTTTTGTGCCTTTAACGGCTGTTAATGCACGTTTGAATGCACATTTAAATAGGTATTTCAATCTACGCATCACCTGTCTCCCAAATATCGTCGAATACGTCTTCTGTTTTGCTCTCATCAAACTCAGTCCAATCAACCTTTAAGCCGTTACTGGCATCAAAGATAAAGCGGGCTGACTCTAACGGCGCTATGTTTATAAACCGCACACGATTCTCACCCATGCGAGCGTATTTACCCTGCTCGAACATATTTGCGTAGCTGTTTAATTTGCGCCAAAACCGCACCTCTTTTATCGGAGACTCGTACTTGCTTCGAAGCGTTGAGCAGTAGATGTCATAAACCTCAGACTTCTGTGACTCACTGCCAAACATGACGCAATTACCAGCGACCCTACTTTCTCGCAGCTCACCGCTCATCAAGCAGTTAAATAGCCATTGATCAACAGTATCCAGCGCCTCCAACTTTTGGTCTTGCAGCGCATCGGTTTGAGGTACTAACCTCAGATTGGTAGTGGATAGGTCAAAGGTTTTAAGGTACTCCAACAATGCGCCCGCCCCGCCCGTGTTATACCAGCGGTCAAGTTCAGAGAAATATTTAGAGTCCTGCTTTCGTTCAATACCGACATCAAATACAGCAAAGCGACGCTCATCCAGACTAGCCGGAACGACGAACTCCTCATTACTGGTGAATAAAATGCGCGTGTAGTTTGGCGCGGTGTACGCATCAACGCCTTTGCGCTCAATGGTGATCTCCGGATTAGTCAGTAAGTCTTTCAGCGCACCCTCTGAGGCTTTTGCCCCAGCCCAGTACGCCTCATCGGCTTGTAGCAGTAACGTGTCTTCAAGATGTCGGTTAAAGTTACCCGTAACATGCTCTGCCCTACTGACTATTTTGTGATGAGCCTTGAATAGCCCACCTAACAGCTCACCGAACTTGGTCTTACCAGTGCCTTTTCGACCTCTAAGCACAAGGCCCACACCTATCTTGTCCATCGGATGCTGAACCATTTGAGCTGCCCAGCTAATGATGTAATTAGCGTGTATCTGATTACCATCAGCCACTACAGTGGTGACAAAATCTAACCAAGGATCGACATCACCCTTGGCCTGAATAAAACTCCACCCCCGCCATAAGTTGTATCGATCAAGAATTTCCATATCAGGAGCAAAGGACAGTCCAGCCGCATAGGTTCTTCGCTCTGGATGCTCTAGCCACATATCAACAAGGTTTAAAAGCTTGGGCTTCTCATCGCCTGACAAGACGCGGCAGTTCATGTGTTCTTTCTTTAAATCTTCGAGCTTGTACAGGACAATACTGCCCTTACTGACATCCTCGCGGATAACTCGCGCCGAGCCTTCGACATGGACAAATGCCCACTCTTTAAGCATTCGGGGCAGTCGCTCTTCAATCACCTTCTCAGAGACAACGGCCTTTTCCATCTGCTTGACTGACGCCATCGTTACTGGGGCTCGACCTTTGCTGTCGAATGTCGCGTATCGACGCTCACACTCACCGTCGCGGTGCTTACTACTGTCCGATGACCACTCGTCCCAGATCATCCAACCAGTGTCAGTGGCATCGAAGTGATGGTGCAGCGCCATGCCAACCTTCACCCAATCATCATGGTGGGCGTCGGGATCAACACTGTTAAGCAGCTCCTTTACGCCCTCCTCATCCACATCCATTTTAGGTTTGAACATCGTGATGTCATCGACGTCTATATCGACAGTCGATACACCCTTCCGAGCAAGCTCCCAGTTTGTTTCATTGCTAGCGCATTGTTCAAAATAAGAAACAAAAGCCTCTGCCTTCTCTCTAGTCATTAAAGGTAGAGAGTTTTGTGCGTGATCGGCAATGCCACCGCGAGTCGCGTTCCAGCGGTAAGGCTTCTGCGTTGTCGGGTGCATTCCATAGGCAACAAACTGCTGGCCGTCGGCTAACACCTCAACGGCGTGAGTGGTGCTCATCGCATCCTCATACTCACAGCTTCTAATCTTCTTAAATGTTTTCTCAACCCTATAAGGTAGGATGCACTTAGGAAAATTACCGTACCGGACAGGTGATGTGCCGACATTTTCCTCCAGCCACATCACTAGTTTTTTGTTTAGATTCTTGTCGTAACAGTCGATATCAACCGCTATCGTGTTCCGGCATAAGACGCCAACACCGCCATCTTTATGGCCGTTAGACAGCCACGCATCGACATCCTCATGGGTTGATCTGATGTCCTGCCAACCGGAGAGCATCGGTGCCTTTTTGTTCTTCATAATCGGCACAATTTCGTAGCCTTGATCGACTAACTTGTGCCCGAATTCTTGTAAAAACCCCATCATTATTTTTCCTTATAAATATTTTGACGCCCTTGTCATGACCGCAATTTCAGCCTTATCGATTTGCTTGCTGATCCAAAGCAATAATCCGCTAATCCCCATTAGCAAATTGGCCGACCACTTAAAGAAGTAATATTTAGCTCGATTCTTATCTATTGATGGCATACACAGGCTCCTTTCTGTTGAAGTCTTCAACGATGTCTGGGCATAAGTCTTTCCAGCTCACCTTACCGGCTGTAAGCAGTTCCATTTGCAATGCGCGGTGTGCTGGAATCAACCCAGATACCCGCCACTTGCTAAGAGCTTGCTTAGTAACATCTAGCGTTCTCGCTAAAGAACTGTCGTTTTTTAAACTTGAGTGCACCACCACATTATTCAGTGCTGACTGAACGATTGGTGCGTGTGGACTGATATGTAGCATTGCATGAATCTCCTTAGTTACAACTAATTGATGTATTTACCAAAAACAAGGTTGACACTCTAGTTGACCACCATTACTATTGTCAACAACTTTTACGTGGGTTAAAAAAAATATTAAGTTTGAATAAATAGAAATAGGGAAATGAATAGATGGCAGCACACGCAATATTAAGCGCAAGCGGGTCAAGCAAATGGATGAATTGCTCCGGGAGTATTTTAGCTGAGAGCGGAATGCCTAAAGACGAGGGTTCTGATTTTGCGAGAGAAGGCACAGCCGCCCATGAACTTGCAGAGATGTGCTTAAACAGTCAGCGACCACCGGAGTCTTATATAGGTGTAGAGGTTGAGGGCTGGATTGTTGATGAAGAGATGGCAGAGCATGTCTCGACCTATGTTGATTACTGCAACACGCACACCGGCAAAAAATATTACGAGCTTCGGGTCGATTATTCCCGTTGGGCGCATGGCGGTTTTGGAACCGCTGATTGTGTTGCGGTTGATGATGGCGTTCTTAACATTATTGATCTGAAGTACGGCACAGGCATCAAAGTGTCTGCACAAAAAAACTCACAGCTCATGTTGTACGGTCTTGGCGCTCTAGAAATGTTTGGCGACGAAGTTGATGTCGTAACCATGACGATCGTTCAAACCCGTCTTGATCACATAGACACCTACTCTGTTAGGGCAAAAGACTTGTTGAAGTGGGCCGAGGATGTCGTGCGCCCCGCCGCCATCGCAACAATGAGCATTGATCCTGAATTTAATCCATCAGTAACAGCGTGCCGCTGGTGCAGAGCCAAGCCGGTATGTCGAGCCCTAGCGAAACACAACTACAACCTAACTCTATCTAACTTTGACAATCTCGAAGAGCCTCTACTGGTGCAAGTTCCGCACACCCTTACCCCCGATGAGATATCTAAGCTCGTTCCGAAAATGGATGCGCTTATAGGTTGGGCGCGAGGTGTTCAACAGCACGCACAAAAGATTCTCTTTGATGGTGGCATCTTGGACGGCTACAAGCTCGTACAGGGTCGATCTCAGCGCAAGTGGGTCAATGATAAAGACGCAGAAACACACCTAATTAAGTTACTGGGCGACGAATCGCGTAGTAGCAAACTCATTTCGCCAGCTCAAGCAGAGAAATTGCTTGGGAAAGCGAGAGCCGCAGAGGTTACCGAACTCTGCTTTAAACCCCAAGGCAAACCAAGTCTTGCGCCGGAGAGTGACCCTCGACCAGCGATTAAGCCCGACGTTGCCACATACTTTTCAGACATAAAGGAATAAATAAATGAGCGTAATTATGATTAAGAATGCACGACTATCTTTCCCAGAGATTTGGACACCGAAAGCTTTTAATGAAGGTCAAGCACCGAAATTTAGCTGTAATCTTTTGTTGGATAAAGAGGGTGATAAAGCACAGATAGTGTCCTTTAAAAAGGCAATTAAAGAAGCCGCTCTTGCCGGTTTCAACGGCGAGATACCAGCCGGATTAAAAATCTGTATCGGCGATGGAAAAGAGAAGTCTTATGACGGGTATGAAAACGCAATGTTTGTCAGTTGTGCCTCACGTTTACGTCCACAGATTATCGACCGGGATCGTACCCCTTTGGTTGAGGAAGATGGACGCCCCTACGCGGGGTGTTATGTCAATGCGGCGATTTCTTTGTGGGTAATGGATAACAAATGGGGCAAGAGAATTGCGTGCAACCTTAACGCCTTACAGTTTGTAAAAGACGGCGAGACCTTCGGCGCTGGCGGGATTAAAACCGAGACGGTTTTTGATGACATCTCATCCGAGCAAGACGCGGATGTCGAAGCCGAAGACGACTTTTTAATGTAAGGACTGACTATGAAACCCCGCTTGAGCTACACATATGTCGGTGAACGATTTCCAGAACATTACATGAAGGATGTCATCGTTGGCGAGATCGCCCAGCAAGCGGGGATTTCATATAGTATTCTAAAAAATCGAATGGGCATGAAGAAGGCCAGAGGTCACGGAATTGTTATTACTGACGATGACCTCTTACCTAAAAAGCGCGAGACCAACAGGTCTAGCCAGTGGAAACGGAAAGAAAGCCCTATTGTGCTAAGTCTTAGCCAAAAGTGGTTGCGGAAACCCCTCATATGAATATAACAATGGACTTTGAGACCTACTCAGAGTGCGACATTTTTAAGGCCGGAGCCTACGCCTACGCTGATCATGACACAACCGAGGTGTTGTGTTTAGCGTGGGCGCTAGGTGACGAGTCCCCTACTCTTTGGACACCGGACATGCCACCCCCGCAAAGGCTTTTCGATTTAATCGAGCAAGGCGCAACGGTCTGGGCATGGAATAGCTTTTTTGAGATGTCTATCTGGAATCAAACCCTTGGGTGGCCGTCTATCCCCATATCGCAGTGGCGTGACAGTGCAGCCCTTGCCGCCGCACAAGCTTACCCGCGTGCATTGGGTAAATGTGGCGAGGCACTAGGGTTGAGTGGTGATGATGTTAAATCTAAGCGCGGAAAGTTATTAATACAGCGGTTGTGCAAACCCTACCGTAGTGAGCGCAGACAAGACCCGGAGATGTTTAAAGAGTTATGTGACTACTGCATTCAAGATGTAGTGGCAGAACGTGAAATACGAACAAGGCTTAGAAACCTTAGAGGCTCAGAAGTTGATGTGTGGATAACAGATCAAGTCATTAACTGGAGAGGTGTTCGACTCGATAAAGAAAGCATAGAAAATGCGCTTAACATTATCGAGCAGCACACCGTCCGGTGTAACAAAAAGATTTACGAAATTACAAACGGTTCGATGGACTCAACAGGTAGTCGAGCCAAAGCAACAGCGTGGGTTGCAGAACAAGGTTATGAGCTAAAAGCCTATGACAAGGCAACCATTGCCGAGGCGTTAGATGATCCATCTGCAACAAAAATTGTTAAGCAGTTTCTTAAAATACGGCAGTCACTGAGCCGCACTAGCACTAAGAAGTTTGAGGCTATGCTGAAGTGCCTTGGGCAAGATGGTCGGGCTCATGGCGTGCTGACTTACCACGGGGCCGCAACCGGGCGATGGGTGGGCAGACACTTCCAACCTCAAAACCTCCCACGCCCAAATGTTGATGATGTCGATGCAGTGATTGAGCTGATGCGTCAGCGTGATCCGAAAGTGATCAAGGGTGATCCTATGGACGCATTGGCGTCGTGCTTGCGCGGGATGCTCATACCTTCGGATGGCAACAGGTTAGTCGTTGCAGATTACTCAAGCATTGAGGCGAGAGTTTTAGCGTGGCTATCGGACAGTGAAGACGTTCTTGATGTCTTCCGATCAGGTCGAGACATCTATAAAGCAACGGCTTCCAACATGTACGGAATAGCGTACAGCGATATTAATTACGACCAACGATTTGTCGGCAAGGTAGCGACACTGGCACTTGGCTATCAAGGGGGTGTTAAAGCATTCCAGAAGATGTCCGAAGCCTATGGCGCTGAAGTGACAGAGGGTCAGGCGTTAACAATTAGAAACGATTGGCGAGAGGCTAACCCTAACATCGTCAAGATTTGGGCTGATGTTGAAAGAGCTGCAAAGAATGCAGTGAGCTACTGTACAGAGTTTAAAACCTGCAAAGGCTCATTCAAGGTGTTGGATGGTGACTTGCTGTTCAAGCTTCCCTCAAACCGCATACTTTCATTCCCCAACGCCAAGATACAGCCAAGCGATAGAGGCGTTGAGCTGGTTTATGACGGCATGAACAACCACATCCACAAATGGGGTCAGATTAAAGCGTATGGCGGCTCACTGGTTCAATCGATTACTCAAGCGGTAGCCCGTGACATTTTAGCCGAGGCTGTTCTCCGGTTAGAAGATGCTAACTACCCCGTTGTTTTGCACGTTCACGATGAAATTATTGCCGATGTTCCAAGCGATCATGGAAGCTTGGCTGAGTTTAGGGCGTTGATGTGTGAGCTACCTAAATGGGCAAACGGTCTTCCGGTAACAGCGGAAGGTTATGAATCAAAACGATATCGAAAGTGAGAGAGTCACACATTGAACTCAAGGTTAGTGAAATTGCCAAGGCAAGAGGCTGGCTGTCGTTCAAGTGGGTGTCACCCGCACAGCGAGGTGTTCCAGATCGAATTTATTTTAAAGACGGAGAACTTGTGATTATAGAATTCAAAGCGCCGGACAAAAAGCCAACACCGTACCAGCTTGCCATTCATCGCCGTCTTAAAGATGTTGGCTTTCATGTACATGTTGTAGACAACATTCGGCAGGGTTTAGAAATCTTATGCTAGATAGATCAAACCTACACGACTACCAAGTAAAGGCAGTAGACTTTGTTAAAAAGAAAAAGGTTGCAGCCCTTTGGATCGACATGGGACTTGGAAAAACAATCTCTACGCTCACCGCCTTATCGGATTTACTGGCAGCCAAAAAGGTTAAAAAGGTGCTAATTGTTGCGCCCCTACGCGTATCAAAACACACTTGGCCTACAGAGATACACCTTTGGGAACACACAAGCGCCTTAAAATACACTGTTTTAGCGGGTTTAAGCCCCACAAAGCGCAAAGCCGCTGTCTTTGAAAAGACACCGATCCATATTATCAACAGAGAAAACATACCGTGGCTTGTGGAGTTACTCGGCCAAAAGTGGCATTACGACATGGTTGTGATCGATGAATCGAGCAGCTTTAAATCCCACAGCAGTAAACGCTGGAAGTCTTTGCGTAAGGTGCTTGGAAAGATAGATCGCATGGTGCAGCTCACCGGCACACCCGCACCCAATAACTTAATGGAGCTGTGGCCTCAGATTTATCTGCTCGACAAGGGCAAGCGATTACAAAATACAAGAGGCAAATTCTTAGAGAAGTATTGCCAGTTGATTGGTAACCCGGCGTGGAACCAGTGGGCTGTTAAAAGGGATAGAGTTAACGCCATCTATCGTGCGGTAAGAGACGTTGTACTTCGTATGTCTAGCGAAGATTACATTGAGATGCCAGATCGCTTAGACGTTAACGTGGACGTTGAGCTACCACCGAAAGCCCGAAAAGCTTATGAAGATATGAAGCGCGACTTCATTATTGCATATGAGGCCGGTGAGATTATGGCGGTGAATGCGGCGGTACAAATCAACAAGTTATTGCAGATAAGCAACGGGTGCATTTACACCGAAGAAGGCTATGAGCTAATGCATTCTAAAAAGGTCGAGGCGTTAGTTGAGATCGCTGACACCTCAACGGAGCCATTGCTGGTTGCTTACAACTTTAAGTCAGATTTAGCTGAAATTAAAAAGGCCATTCCAAAGGCGGTTATTCTCGATAAGAACCCAAAAACAATAGACAAATGGAATAATGGCGATATACCCGTGATGCTCTGCCACCCAGCAAGCGCGGGTCATGGGCTAAATTTACAGAAAGGTGGCAGCGTGATAGTGTGGTTTGGATTGACTTGGTCTTTAGAATTGTACCAACAGTTCAATGCACGCTTACACAGACAAGGGCAAACTAAGCCCGTTCGAATCATTCACATAATGTCAAAAGACACCGCTGACACCCGTGTACTGGGTGCATTAGCCTCAAAGGAGGAGGGACAAAACGCTTTATTACATTTCGTTAAGAGCTTAAAAACAACACAAAGTTGACTCGGTTGTTATTTTAATGCATTATCGGGGTATGACTGATAATTTATTGCAATATTCATACACCGTTTTCTTAACGTGCCCACAACAGACAGATCAAATGCTCTGGTGGTGCATCGATTCAGCAGTGAATCGGGGAACCCAATTGTTAAATTAATAATTAAATAAAAATAATTAAATAAATAATTAATTAATTAATTAAACTTGGTGAATAAAGTGGATACATTTAAAGATAGATTGGTGGATGCGTGCAATAAAAGCACGTTAATTCCAGAGTATGGGCAAGGGCAACAAGTGACTCTCGCAAAGTTAATGAGCGTCAGTCAAGAAGCAGTACGAAAATGGATGGCTGGAGAAACAAGGCCAAGACCAAACGCTATAAAGAAATTAGCGGAGATACTAGACGTTGAGTACATTTGGCTAAACATGGGATCGGATCAAGAACAAGTTAGTTTTTACCGTGAAGTTTCCAAGAAACAAGACGCTAGTTTGTACGCGTTTGTTAGTTTTGTTTTTGAGGCCGGTGGCACCGTTGCGTTTAATCGCGACAGTAATGATACGTCGGATGTTACTGTTATAAAAGACGGCGAAGTTAAAAAATACAGTGTCTATTCGGCGGTCAGTAAGACCGAAAAAGGACAAGAGTTTAAGTTAACCGCGCAGTCCATTGGTGTAGTGTCGGTTTGCGCTTGTAAATACGAAGACGCCGATGTGTGTTATGACTTTTTAGAAATTCCAGAAGCCATAGCCGCAGAGCACGCCAAGAAAAGCAGACTATACACAATTAACAGATAAAAAAAGGAGAAATAATGGAAAGGCCATATTTACAAATGCCAGAACTTGCAGACCTTTTAGGTATGTCCGTTAAAGGCTTGCACAATTCAGTGCATCGGGAAAATTTCCCAATCCCTACGTATAAACTAGGTAAGAAGAGAGTTGCAGACAAGGCTGTTGTGGCTGCATTTTTTGAACAGAAACGTGAATTAGGAATGACTTTAATTACAACCTAAAGGAAGGAATACAACACGATGTTAAAGCCGATAAAAAACGATAAGGATGTTGAGCAGCCAGATCACTATACATACGGGGCAATCGAGTGTCTACGATATCTCGAAGACAGCCTCGGATATGGTTACTCTTTTTTTCTGGAGGGAAATATAAAAAAATACTTACACCGCTGGCGTCACAAGCACAAAACTGTTGATCTTCAGATACAAGATTTAAAAAAAGCGGAGTTTTACTTAAAGGAATTAATTGAGCAATTAGAGCATTCAGAATAAATTGTGGGGCTTTAGCCCCTTTTTTTTGTCTAAATTTTGTTAAACGTAGTTAAGCTTTTTTAGGTGCCATCATCGCTAATATTTTATTAGCGTTCATATGCGTATATCTTCGTAGCATATTAATATCTCTGTGGCCGGAAAATACAGCAACAATCATTGAGTCAAACCCCAACTCAAAAAGCCTTGATATGGCCTCATGCCGTATGTCGTGATACCGCACATCCTCAACGGTTGATCGCTGTCTAGCCCGTCTAAACGCAGTCGTTATAGATTTAGGATTTTGTGGAAATATTAATTCAGAAGCTTTTACCCATTTTTTATTTTTATCTTTACCAATTAAAACTTTACGCTCTGATTCCTCTTTTGTTTGCCTAGCAATTATCTGCTGCGCTATTGGTAACAGAGGAACCTTATCGTCTCTTTTTTTCTTAGGGTGCTTACGCTGTCTAATAATTATGCTTTTACCGTCTGAGGATAAATCAGACCATAAAAGCTCACTCACTTCCCCGACGCGCATGGAGGTTGATAAAGAGAAAAATGTCCAATCAACCAGTGGTAATCCAGTATTAGTGTGGGCTAGTATTTCACTAAACTCCTCATCGCTTATTCGCCTATCCCGCTCATCGCTTGGGCTTATAACCGAAAGCTTTTTAAGCGTACTCATTGCTTTTTTATATTCATCAAATTTAGGCTTATAGCCCCACATCTCTTCAGCAGTTGATAGCACGACACCGATGTAACTCATGTCCATCATCACTGTAGCAGGCCCGCAAGATTGGCTTCTTGTTAATGCCCATTTGTAAAGAACGTCCGATGTTAAATCTTTGAGCTTTACATGCCCTAACTCATCGTTTAAAAAATTTAAACTATATGCTTTGCTTCTGCCGAACGGTTTTATCAGGCCAATCTCGACAATATAACGTCTTAAAATCTCACCAAACATTTGTTCGTCTTCTCTGTACACTTCTCGCTCGATATCAGCTTCTGTTTTTGACATCCACGCTGTAGCTACAGCTTTTTTAGAAAAAGTTTTACTGATAGTTTGGTTTCCACGTTGTCTTATTTTTACGCGGTAACTTGTCCCGGTTGTAGTTGTTCTTTTTTCGATAACACCCATAATGTGCCTTTTCAAGATCAAGAATTGGTGTAATTTTAACAACTTGGGACAGTTGGTGTCAACTAGAGGTTGTGATACAATCTGTAAGGCAACATTGGCGGGCTATACAGCGATGCTTGCGGGACAACTCGCGGGACAGTACGAAAATAAACAAAAGTGGAGAAAGATGATAAATCGTTGAATATCAATGACTTACATCATTATCAAAAGTGGATGAAAATGTACCCATATGGAGTTAAGTGATTGAAAATTAACAGGAAATTCTGTATAGCACCCATGCTCGATAGGGTAGATTATTATATAGATCAATAGCTTATGAGGTTGTGGGACGCATACGGGACAGTGTTTAAGTTGTTAAAAATCCAATCACTGACTGGACAGACCAGTTTAAAGGCTGTGCAACAAACCAGAACCCGCTTCTTTTTCTTGTTGCTGCTGTCGCATCAATTCGCCCAGACCAATAGCTGCACCCCCTGTTGCAAACATTGGCAATCCTTTCTTAACACGCTCACGCATTTTAGGAGTAATGTCGATTGAGTGTACGGAATCACCTTCCGGAATCTCTTTAGCAAGAAGATTTTTTAATCTTTGTGTCTGTTCAGGCGTGTGATTAACCATAGGGTCGTTGCGCCCAGCTAATAAATTTCTAATGTCAGAAACTTCATCAACGGTGTAACCTTCATAATTAAATTCGCCATCCATGCTCTGCAATTCTCTAGGCAGAAACGAAGTGCCTACTTTCTGTCCATCTTGCTTTACCAACTTACCTAGTGCATTTGGTAGTGTGCGGTCATAAAACTGCTTCATACCCTCACCGCCAACACTGAGGTCTTGCCCTGCGAGTATTCGTGCAGAACCGGAGGCCGTGTCTGTTAGCGGTTGGTCTACTAAGGACTTAGCCGCATCTTTACCAATCAAGTTAGGTAGTGCATCAAGCGAGTCGATTGACTGCATAATCACCGGGGTATTATTCTTGTCGAAAGCAGATACTGTAAATCCGCTTTGCTCATTACCACCTAAACGTACCTCATTGATCTGCTTACTAAGATCATAGCGATCTGCTTGTTGCCGACCAGTAGTCAACGCCAACTTATCATAGCCGCCCTCTACCGCTTCAAGTAGTCCACGTTTAAGAGCTAGGTTGTACCAAGATGATTTGTCATCAGTTTTGAACGGTGCGTCTGGGACTGCCATCGCAGCCTCACCACGCTCAATATCTATATTTGTTCGCTCAAGTTCAAGTTCATGTATTGTGTTTCTAATATATGCTCTGTCCCGACCCGCATCCATAGAATTATGTTGTTGGTAACTTTTTAGTATTTCATCGTCCAATCGGTCGTACTCATCATCAAGCTCTTTCATTCTTTTTGGGTTTTGATATCCAACATCCGCGCCTTTCTGATGCAAATCAGACTGCACTTCTTCAAGCAGAAGGGTCTTGTTACCATCAGTGTCAACACGGTCTTTCATGCGTAGGTGTGCAAGGATGTTAGGCTCATCAAAGTGACTACTGTTAATAAACGGTTCTGGAAGATTGTCTTTCTGCTTTACAAGCTCATCTCGCCTTTCTATGAGCTCTTTAGCCCCGTTTATATATTTGCCAGCCGCTTCATCACTTAGCAGCTTTCCGTCTTGGAAATCGCTTAGTTCTCTGTTTGCTGTGATAGTTGTAAAAAAGTTTTCACTGAAGTAGTCGGCACCAATAAACTTATCAGATTCTCTTTGCATATCTTCTGCTACATTTAACAATGCAGGAGTATCGTTTCGTAATGCTACCTTTGCATCTTCAATTTGCTTGTTTAATAAATTAAGCTCATCAAGCAATCCTGCGGAACTGTTATCTTGCAACAGTAACTCACGGTAATTGTCACCACCGTCTAGGGTGTAACTGCCAAACTTAGCGTCTTCACCCAACACAGTTTCTTTAATCTGCACTTGATTGTCATTTACAAACTGCTGTACTTCTTGGCGCGACACATCATTGCGACCAGCAAAATTCTCTTTAAAACCCATTGCATTAAGCTCATCAGGCTTAACTTGTCCCTTGCCGGTTAAGTCATTAAAAAACCCATCAGCGTTACCTGTCTTTCTTTGCAAGTTATCAGAGGCAATTGAAGCCTGACTAAACAACCCACCAGATTGTGCCTTTGGAATCTTTGCAGGGATGAGCATCGAACCTAACAGCCCAGCGCCCTCTCCTCGGTTTACGTTGGACTCACCAAATGCATTAACAAGACTCGGCTTTACCTTACGGTAGCCATCAGCCACCACACTTATATCGTCCATAACAGATCGAGGGCCACGCATTAATGACGGCACTTTGTAATTTAACGCTGCGCCCATACTAGAGCCAACCGCATCCGCAATTGTCTTTGCCTGACCTGTTAACGGCTGCTGGGGTAACAGCTCTTTATCTGACACTTGACCTGTTACCGCTTGCGTACCATAACGAGAAACGTCATTAATTAACCCTTTAGCCATAGCAGGGGCTAACTGTAAAGCACTTAGGTCTGCGCTATCACCCGGATGACGCCCCGCCATCTGCGAGTTAAGGTTTGGAGAGCCATGGTAGGCTTTGATTCGTTTTGCTACTTGGCTGAGTATGCCCACTGCTACTTAATCATCTCTATTTCAGGAAACGGTTTTAAGCCAGCACGCTCTAACTTCTCATTGTCAGTAAGCACTTCTTCTTCTAACGCACCCACCATGTTGTTGCTTCTTGGGTCATACATCGCCAGAGAAGGCATTGATGGCAGTGGCTGCGCTGAACTTTGAAGCATGTAAGCTGCTGGGTTGGCGATACCAGCGGCTGAGTTGGTTTGCGCCATCAGATTTGATGAGTCTATAAAGTCTGCGTTTTGCGGCTGTTGAAACTGATTTTGGATGAAGCCCAGCGCGTTAGTCCCATATTTTTGATCATACCCGTCCATGCGAGCATCTACCGCAGTCTGCTCTGACCGCATACGCTCTGCCATCTCATTAAAATAATTTAACATTCCCATTACGGTCGATCCTTTCGTTGTGCTTCTTTTAATTCTCTTTCTCGCCGACGCTCTTCTTCATCAGTCAACGCTCCCTGATATCTCCCAGCAAGCGATGCGTCTCTTAAAATGCCGCTAGTTTGCGGATCTCTAACAACCTTTCCGGCTCTTCTTGCATTTATACCTAAAGAAGCTTTAATACTAGGTGTATCCATAAGGCCAGCTAAAACTCCAAGGCCGGCTCCAACACTGCCATTCACACCCGCCCCCACCCCTGTTTTTAGAGGAACACCGATTCCCATCACATCTCTGTTACCAATGCGATTTGACGCTGGTATTTGCAGTTTTTTCTGCACTTGAGCAATATCTCCATAGAGTTTATTTAGCTCTTTTACTTCAGGAATATAAATCTCTAGCTGTTCTTTAGCAGCACGCGCTATCGCTTTGTACGTTCTCTCTGTTGGCCTATCCATTCGACCCGCAAGCTGTCCCTCGTCAAATTTAACTTTCTCATAGATATTTCTTTTTATTTTTGTCAGATCGTCAATAGACAACCGGCTTCCGGGAATTCCCATTGCTTCAATAGAATCTAATTGATCTTGCATTACTTTAGCTATGGACTTTAAGTCAGCTCTAGCTGTTGTTGAGGGTGGAGCGTACTTTGCCGCGACTTCAGGGATGCCCGTGAACAGCTCAGAATTAGGCACAAAATCGCCAAATGCTTTTGCACCAGCGCTGTTTTCTATTTCCGATATTTCATCAAAAACACCTTGCTGCTGTCTTTTTAATTTCTCAACACTTTTAACATTTGGTCTTGCGTTTAAATCCATTGCTGTTTCTAAAAGATTTTTTCTAGCGTCTGGTGTAAGTGTTGTGCTTGGCTTCATAGCACTTTCATAAAGATAGGTAGAAATAGGTTTGCCCGTTTTTCTTTCAATAGCCGCAACTGGAAGTTTTATTGCGCCAGTGATGGGGTCAATAAAACGGCCAACGTCAGCGACTTTCTGACCCATAGCTCCGACCTTACCGCCAATTTTAGCAACCGCTCCACCGCCGCCGGTTAGTATTGAGCTTAAATCTAATAATATTCCGGCTGGGTCTTCCATCGCAGTTCTTTTTAAAGCGTCCATAGAGCCGTATCTGTCATCCAACATACCCGCAAAAGCCTCACCGGCTTCTTGGTTTGGAACTTGATAATCGCTACCAGCTAAATCATAACCAGTCTGCAACAAATTTGCTCCACCACTTAACGCTAGATTACCCACAGCATTTGCAGTGTCTATAGGGCTCATTACCGCAGTACCTATGTCAGATACTACGCCTCCAAGAGACGGCAAAAAGTTCCTGACAGACTCCATAGCTTGATAATCAACGGGCTGGCTTTGCTTATAAACACCGGCTAGTTTTTTTAAAGCACCGTATTGTTTAGCATTAGCTAGTATCTTTGCTTTTCTGCGATACTCATCTTCTGTCATTCTGGCTCCATCCCTAGTTCGTCCAGTATTTTTCTGGTCTCATCATCAACCTCAACCTTAGTTGATTGCTGAACCCCAGAACTACCGATGTTTGGAGGTTGAGCGTTTGTAGGAGCAGTTGATTGACCTTCATACTTATAATAGAAATCTTGATTAGCTATCTTGTTGTCCATAGCGTTCAGTGATCGCTCAGAGGTTCTTATAATCGTGTCAAAAGTTTCTAAAAGCATTGCTGCGCTGTTTTTCTGGTCAAGCGACCCTAGAACAGACTGAAGTAAACTAATTTCAGTATCAGAGACATTACCTAAAGCACCACCGGTTGGACTGTTGTTTCTCATCTCTTGCAATTTTGCAAAGCCAACATTACCTCTAAGTGTTTGTAGATATTCAGCTAAAGCTTTTTGACTACTGTCTGGTAACTTTTCAAGTAAGCCACCCCATCCAGCATTTGTTGCGTTTTGCAGTAATGTTCTTGCGTTCTCAATAACACGCGACACAGTGTCAAATCTTGCTTTTTCAGCCTCTATGACATTTACCCCCATTGGCCTTTCTTTAAAATAAGTTTCTTGGCCTTTTGCGAATTGAACCTTAAATGCTGCCTCTTCCGAAAGCTTTTGTGCTTCAGCAACATCTACTGCTGGCTCCATATCTTGGGTTACGGGGTCGTACCGATAGGGGACACCCGCGATATATGAAATTGCCGATTTATCTAACATTTTGACAGGCTCACCATTTACATCTGTGATAACTTTTGATGAGGAATCTGCATAAGGCTGAATCAAAAAACCATCTGAGTTTGGTTTAGGAGTGCCAGAAGTTTTTAAAGATGGATCAGAAGTTCTATTAGCGGCTATAGAATTATTTCTATCTGTTACTGCACCTTCAAAAGCCATTGCTCTTGCATCTCGACCGCCGTAAAAGCTTTTAGCATTTAATTCTTGAAGTTGATCTAAATCTTGTAACCGTTTTTTATACCCTTCCACTGCGCTTTTGCTTGGGTCCATTTGGAAACCAACGCCATCGGTCAAAAAGTTAATCGGTGCGCCTATTGTGTTACGAGCAACATCAGCAGCAAAATCGCCAAGTTTAAACAATGGGTTGTTAACTTTGCGATCAAAATCTTCGCCAGCTTTACCCTGCAATTGTTGCATCTGTATTTTATTTTGGTCGTAGATAGCTTTCTCAGGCGTTGTAAACTGAGGCTGCCCAATCTCATTCTGACCAGCAGGAATCATGGTTCGTTGCATCATCACCAATTCTTGTTGGTTTTGAGGCACAAACGGCATTACCGACTCTAATTGGGCATCTCTTTGCATTTTGCCTTGAGCATAAAGATTGCCAAGATCATCACCCTCTTGTAGCAACCCGCCACTCGTTACATAATTTCTCATAAATAGTTACCTTTAACCGAATCCACCGCTGATAGACATTGAATCAGAGCTAGAAGTAGAATCAGCCTGACTTAGATTGTTTGGAGCACCAACGATATTGTTGTAGAAGTTAAGACTGTTGAATGGAGACATACCTTGCTGATACTGATTGTTGAGAAGCTGTTGCTCGTAATCTCGCATGTACTGACCAGCGCCCTGCTGCATTCCAATGCCTTGATTCATCATGTTAGCGCCGGACATCATGTTGCCATACCCCTGCTGGCCTAACTGACCGGAAAGGTTAGCACCAAACTGTTGGTTCTGTTGGTTGCTGTTAAAAGCGTTTTGACCCATGCCAGCGCCAAACTGCATCATGTTGTTGTACGCACCTTGATTTGATTGGTTAGCCTGTTGTTGGAACCCAGCGTTTTGAGATGCGCGGTTAGCCTCTATACCAAGCCCCGTGTTATACGCTTGACCTCTCATGCTTGCAGAGATATCACCGATACGGTCACCGGCGCCTCGTGCAGCAATACCCGCCATGACACCCGCTCGACTAGAGCCAGAGTTACCTGTACCAGCGGCGTTAGACGCAATACCTGTTAATTGATTTTCCTGAAGGTTACGCACAACGTCACGACTTGCAGCATCTATCTGGCCGTTAAGCAAACTGTTGTTCATGTACTGACCAGCGTTTGCGGCGTTAAAGCCTCGGTTATTAGCGGCTCCCATCATGCCCGCCATGTTTGCCATGCCTTGTCCAGCGCCCATCGCAGTGTTGATGCCGCCTTGAGCGTTACCGCCCATCGCGCCACCCGCATAGTTCAACGCCATGCCTGTGCCACGGGTCGCATTAGCGCCAGAGGCCATCATGTTAGCGCCAACACCGGCTTGCATACCGCCAGCACCGTAAGCTGTGCCAAGCGCACCGCCTAACATGCCGTTTATCCCGGCAACACCCTCAACAGGCATACCTTGAGCGTTAAGCTGTTGTGCTTGGCCTCGTATGTCATCTAAATACGGTTGTTGGCTAGGATCAACAAAAGTAGACGAGCTACTGTTGGAGTCTGAACTTGATTTTGAACCGCCAAAGCTAAATAAACCCATTTCTTGTACCTATGCTATTTTTGTCCAGCTTGTGTCGTAGTAATAAAGACCGCGACCTGCGCTTGGATTCCAGTTAGTGCCGTCTGCAAAAACAACATCGCCAACCTGTGGCTTTGCGGGTTCTGCATTAATGACGGGTATGTTTAATGTCTGTCGTGACGTTGTAAAATTGTTTGATATCCTCACAAGCTCACCGGATATCCAGTTTTTGAAATCTGGCAAGCTCTGAGCCGATGAGCTTGTTGGTAAATAACTCATCGTGCAGCTACCTCTTTAATATCAATATCTAAGCCGGTGAGTCTCCAGTAATCAGTGGCGCTGATGCTTTCAACTTTTAATGCAAGATAGCGGCCTGATGCTCTAAAATCGATCTTGTGATCTTTCTCTATCTCATAGGCTTGAGGCTCACCCCACATAACGCCATCTTGCGGTGTCATGCTCGAACCAACACTGATATTCACTGACCCCTGCCCCTCGATCTGAGGCAGTATTGAGTTGATCTGCTTGATCGTATTTGTGGCCGCGCCGATAACCTGATCTAAATCAATTTTTGTTGCTTCAAGCGTGGCTGTTATTGATGTGTCAGCCGCTCCGTGAGTGTCATTCATCGTAAACACTTTAGAGGTTGTGTAGCCAGCACCGAAAAGCTTTAAGGCATTAGCCTCTGAGCTTTGAGATACGTTCGACCAGTATGCCGTCGTGCTGTTCCACTGCCCGACAACATCAGCCCAAGTCCCTTGTGTTGCGCCCATTTTTTCAGAAACTGACAGTGCTCTTAAATTAGGCAAATCAATAAAAGTAAAAGCGTTCTGCGCCCAGTTATATACAAGTGCTTTGTTGGCGCTTTCTGAGTTAGTAGCGTCTACATCCGCGTAACAAATCCAAATTTCAGACCGATTATTGACCGTCTGGCAATAAACGCTGCGCGTGTCAGTCAGCGCATTAAAAAAAGTTCGTCTAACACGTTTTTCGGCAATGCTCTGCTTTTGATTGCCGTCATGCACATAAATGTCATCATGGCCCACAACTAAGTGCTTTCCTAAAAACTCAGCACATGCGCCGCGATTTATAATTCCATCGTCGGAAAATACTTCACGGAACGAAAACACCAACGGCGCTCCGATAAAATCCATCGCGTAAACGCCACGTTCTGCATAAATTATCTGAGAGTTGTTAAGTGTTAACTGATCTATGAGATCACCATTATTACCACCTAGCGTGTTCTCTCCAGCTAAGTTTGTGGTGCTAGTGATCGAGTAATCAGTCGGCACTCCTGTCGGCTCATACTCATCAGACCATCGAACCGTGTAGGGGTACTTGTTACTGCTCGACTCATAACCAGCCATAATCAAAAAAGACTTATATGGCTTTAAACATTGTGTTTTTACACCTGAAGGCCACGCCGTTAAATCGGCAAACCTTTGTGGGCTGGCGTCCGGTTGCATAAACTGCGGTACGTCCGAGCCATTATTCATCATCAACGCATTGCCAAGTTGCTCTGACTGCCAACGGGGACTGTTGGTGTAATTGAATGCGTCTGATGTTTTAGACACATTTGTTACGATAGTGCCGTTAAATCTATATATTTTATTCAGTGTCCCAACGACCAGCGTGTTGTTTTCTTGATACATCCAACCCTGTACATGAGTCGGCGCATACGCTGTACTAAATCTAATGCTATGACCTAGCGCCTTGCCAATGCGTCCTTCGTGAAAACTGACATTGTTGCCAACCGGAAACTGTGTTAGCTCCAAGTCATACGGGTCTTGGTCGGTAACAATACCGCCAGCGCCGATATTTCTTAGCGGGACGTAAGCCATTAATCTGCGATTCTTTTAAACATGTAAACGACGATATAAGGCTGCACGATAGTGTGCGCCGCACCGCCGCCGGTAGATGCTGTACTAGCAGAGGCGCTTGCAGATAATGCACCACCGCCTGTGCGGTTGTTAGACCCGGATGTTGTTTGAAAGGCAGTAAATGTGTGGCTGTGAGCTGGCATCTCTGCAATGGATAATGCGTGAGTCTTCGTACCACCGATTTCTTCAGCAGTATCAAAGTCAGTGTCGCCAGAATCTAAACCAACCATGACTCGTCCAGCACCAAATGCTTCCCAGTTACCCCCAAACAGGGTGCTTGGGTTGGTTGCTACAACAGAGGTGTAAACAGAGCCAATTGGATAAACAGCTAAAAGTGTTGCCTTTGCATCTAATGCTGTTTGTAGTCCTGTCACGTTAGATAAAGCAACCGCACCAGAAAAGTTTCCAGCGGTCAGAGTGTTACTGCTTGGGTTGTAGTGAAAGCTGTTGTCTGTGTCTTTATTTAAGTATTCAGTGTCGTTTTCAGGTTTAGTAACATCTTCACCGAAAATCATTCGATGATTTTTATCTGCGGAGACACCGGGCGCGTCTACCGATGATGCAATTTGAGCAATACCTGTTAAATGGCCTGTCACGTTTGCAGTGAGCGTTGCATCTGTGCCGTCTGTACCGTTATCTAAAATTCTATTGACGCCATTGCCCGCGTAGACATCACCTTGCGTGTCACCAATAAGATTGCCAATAAAATTTGACGTAATAACCGTTGCCGAAAAATTACCACTGGCGTCACGTTTGACTAAGGTAGATGGCGTCGCAACATTAGTTGCGGCTGATGTATCTGCAATACCACCATTTATCTGGTTATTACTGACCGTCACCGCGCCAGTTATTGCTGGAAAACTTCTCTGCAAAACGTCTTTTATTAGACGAAGATGATTATCTCCTTCACTGAGCGGATCAGCCGATGTCGGATTAGTACCAACTAATCCATCGATGTATGTTGAGCTTGTGTTTGCTTCGAGACCCATTATTTTTTCCTACGTTATTTGTTAATAGCACCAGCACATTTGTTCAGTTTTTCGTGTGTCAACATGAACAAATGTTCTTGCTACTCCGACAGACATACCCATTGCTGAAGCGTGTTTGACAATTGCTAAACGCTGCGCGCCACCTCCTGAAATTTTGATGTCACATGCAATACCCTGCGTATGAACACCGGGATTTTTTTGATTTTTTTTTGCTTTTTCAACGCTATGGCTCTCAGACCGAAAACCGCTAGTGATAATAAAAGGAAAGCCGCAAATTTCTCGGAGGTGTGAAAGAGCTTTTAAAAACTCTGGACACATATCTTGCTCTCCGGTTTCGGAGCAAACAAACTCGTCTAATGAAAAATATTTGTAATCACTCATACAGATTTTCTAATACCTTCTCTAAAGATTGTTCCTCAATCACAATATCTAACGCGTCTTTTTTAATTCTGAAAACGCCTTTTTTTATGTCCGGTGTGACTGCAAAAAAAACAGCTCGTATTGGCAATGCTACAAATGCAAAAAAATCTACATCTTTATTCTCATAACTTTTCTTGCTGTCTCTTAAGGGGTGCCACTGCCAATAAAAATTGCCATTAATTTCTTGAACGTACCACGTTGACTTAACTTGGCACTTATAAAAAGCACCGGAATAATTTTCTAAAATGAGGTCATAAGGGCTGGAGGATGATGCAGTTGCTATCGTCTTAAATCGACGTTGCAGCACGCTGGCGGCTAGAAACTCCCCGGCAACACCAATCCAAGCATCGTCACGAGTCATAGTTGTATATTCTACAGTATGTTGTAACTTTATCCAAATATAGGGCGTTACTTACCTCTTTTTTTAGACAAAACTCCCTCAAAAGCACCGCCTCCAAAATAAAATCCTACAATGGAAAGCGTTATCCAATCTATTTTAAATGCTGATATTATCTCTTGGACTGCGCTAATATCCCGATCCATAAAGAACAGCATTAAAACTATGAAATAAGAACCGACAAAAGTAAAACCAAACATCAAAGCAAGGTATCTCTGAGCGACTTTAAACGGCGCGTAGCTCGTTAATAAATCTGTCTTAGCCTTCGTTTTAGCTTCTATAGATTCGGTCTCTGAAGTATGCATAGAATCGATAAGGTCTAGACCTTTACCGATCACATCGCCACTACCTAAAATCGTACTTAATATCCCCATTACTTTCGGCCTAGTATTTTTTGAACCGTGTCTGATTCATAAATCCTTAACGCCATCCAAACAATGGTCAAAAGAGACGCCATCGGAGGCAACCAAGTAAACAGGCTGGCAATGCCGGTGCTTGCCGCCACTACATCGATGGCGTTTTTAGATTCTTCCGTCATTACTTTTCATCCTTGAATATTATTTTTTAGGTTTTTTGCCCTTTTGGGCTGCGGTTTTCTTTGGCCGACCAACTTTACTACCGTATGTTCCTTTACCTTTTGGCATTTTTATTTCCTCTTTGCAGTTTTTTTGGATTGTTTAAAAGCTTGTGCAGTCGGTGCTCCCGGAGACCCTACCTTTCGCATTTTCTCTTTGCTTCCAGCGGCAATACGCCGCTTTTTAGCTGCGATATTTGCGTATAAACCTTGTTTTGCCATTGTTTTATCCTATTGTTTGTTTGCTTTAAAAATTGGCCTGTCCACCTTTAAAGGACATTAAATATTATGTAGTCCATCGGTTAAATACGACTAAACTTTTATCAGCTACTGACCTTCCAGTAGGAATAGCGGCAATTGTAAATGTTGCCGTTGATAGGCTTGAAACAGCAGTCCAGTGGGTTGTGCCATCGTCTAAGAGAATTCCAACTAAATCTCCGTTAGCAACCGCATCTATGTCTACTACAGTAATTGACGTTGCTCCTGCTACTACCGCTCCATTAGCAAAAGTTTCATTTGAATAAGACACATATCTTATAGATGCAGGCGATGTGGCAGTATTTAAAATGGAGGTGTCTTGCGGAACATAACCTTTTGTTACGACTCCGTTTATTGATGGCATTCTTGAGAATCTTTGTGCGCCCTGAACAGCATCTCTGTTTCTTTTTTGGCAGTAAAAAAATGCAGATACTTCTTCAAAAGTAGAGGCCGCAACACTAATCATTGCTAATTGAATGTATTTCACTTCTGTTCTGACCACTGCGGCAGGGAAGTCACTAACTTGTGCGCTTGTTAAGTTTGTGCTTGGCCCATAATAGCCGCGCCCATTATTTGTTAAAAGAGAAGCGTTAATCATATTAATGTACGCACCTGCTCCACCTTCACTTGTAATAGGCTTCATGTTTGCATCGTAAATATAGACATACGGCCGCCAAGCAGTGGTTGGAGATTTTACATTAAAGCCAAAAACATCGCCGAACTCGACTGGAATAAAACCTGAAAGCCCAAGAACATCGTTAGTTGATGCTGACATTTTCTTTAGAGATGGGGTTATTAAACCTTTGTGAAAAGGGGGATGATGGATAGAGGTGACTTGGCTACCAAACGCACTACTATCTGAGCCTGTAGAAACTACTCCAGAATTTGGCGTAATGTTAAATAAAGTTACTTTTTCGCAACCTATTAAATGCTCTGTTGTAACAATGTTATTTTGACCACTGTTGGTGATAGGGGTATCAATCGTATATGCGTTTCTTGGATTTCCTACTCCACTCCACGTTTGAGTCAAGTAATTATTAAAAGTATTAGCATCAAACGAAATTCCTGTAGACCCGCTCGTACCTTCTAACCTTGCACCATATACAAAATTGGTATTACAGTTTACAAATGAAATCTTAACGCTAGAACCTTCAAAAGTATTGTTATAGAATTTGTTATGGTTGTGCTTGTAACTAACACCTTGAATATTTAACTCAATGATTCGTCCACCATGAATGCGATTTTCAGTTATCCAAGATTGTGTTCCGCCTGCATCTTTTATTTCTACTTTACGTTGTGCGCCCGATAAATAAATATCGTTATAAGCGGTCGAATTTGTCAAAGCTGAAGAGTCATCAGCGTATAGCTGTAAATAATTACAACTACCTATGTTTAAAACGCCAGATTTCATTCCAGAGATTCTAAAAATAGGACGAGAAGGAGCAGGTGCAGAGATTAAAGATGTTCCATCCGTTACGTCAGCAAATCTAATATTAGCTATTCCCGATGTAGCAAAGCCACCAACGACTACAGGTACGCCAGAAATAGCAGGGTTAACTAAGATGTTAGATAAAAACTCAATATCATTTACACCGCTGAAATTTAGGGCGCTATCAATTTTAAAAGTAAATCCTGATGGAGCATAAAGTTTCTTATTGCTTGTTACGCAAGAATCTATAGCCGCTTGTATTTTTGGTTGGTCATTCGCATCACCATTACCCACTGCACCAAAGTCCAAGACATTAACTGGAGCGCCTGTAATCATTCTGTTATGTGCTTTTGTTAAAGCCATTGTATTATCCTTACTCGCAGTGATTAATTAAAGTCAACGCCATTGCCGGAGAGTTGTGGCCCACCAAATCGTAATGTCAGGCTACTGCTACCGGATAAATCGCCAGTTTTAATTCCTGCACGATATCGAACTTGAGGTTCAGGCTCATAGCCTACAAACTCACCGACTTTCGTAAATACATCAGTATCAAGAAAGGTTGTTCCGTCATAACTTTTTTGAACAGTGACTTTCGTGCCACTGCCTAAAGTTCCACTGATTGAAAAGCTAAAATCACCAGAGAAGGTTCTAACATCGGTGAACTCATTTGCGGCGTCAACAGCCGATTTAGTAACGTAAGTAGTCATTTTATTATCCTTGTAAAGTTATGCTTCAAGAGCAGTAATTCTGGCTTCAAGTTCTTGTATGGTTGCTACGAGTAGCGGTACTAGTTTGCTTTGGTCGATGCCTTGGTAGTCAGGTACTTCACGCTCGCCCATGACTGCTTCAGTGGTTACATTGCCTTCTTCATCTGTAACAGCAGGAGTGACTTCATACTCTTCAGGCTGCATGGCATCTTTAGAACCAGTGACAGACTCAGGTACAACTTCCTGTGCTTCGTGTGCTAGGAATCCATCTACTCTGGAACCATCAGCTTTCCATGCAAAATTTACAGGCTTCAACTCTTTGAGTCGGTCTGTAGCACCTGACATGGGTTGTACATCTTCTTTGAGTCGGTAGTCAGAGGAAGTGTTGTAGGATGTGGCTGAAGTAGTAATATCTATACTTCCGACATCTGTAGCTGTATGGACAAACCGTATAACTTCTCCATTACTGAGAGACCTCAAACCTATACTAGATACGCGATTACGAGTAATTTGAACGTCACAGTTGGCTATGCCAGTGTTGCCTGCTGAACCACCATCAACAACCAACCCATCCATCGTAGCTGTGCCAGCGGCAGTTATCTCCATTAAATCGCTAGAAGGGCCTTTAAATAAATAACCATTGTATGTAGCTTCAGTGCCTTTAAACTCCAAAACCCCTGTAGATTGGTTACGTCCTACTTCATACGAGCCAGAACCAACGTTACTTTTAATTGTTAGTGCGTGTTTGTTGCTTCCTGTAACGCTTGCAATACCATTAACCGATATGCCGCTACTTGTCGTTGACATCTTCGTTGAACCACTTGCGTCTTGTAATTTAAGGTTCGTTGCAAGAATGTTCAAATCACCAGTCCCAGTTTCGTGGATATATGACTGATTGTTTGCAGAATGATAAATTTTTAAGTCGTTTCCGTTTCCGAATAAGGCTTTTTTTTCATCACTGAAATTAAAATCTGCGGAAGTAGAGCCTCCATCCATCGTAACTGTTCCATCGACATCTAGATTGCCATCAACTTTAAGGTCAGAGTTAATATCAATGTCACCGTCGAAGGTTAATTGCCCCTCTATAGTTACATCGTTGAATGTTGGATTGCGGCCAAAAACACCACCGTTTTGTTTAATGCTCATTTAAAATTACCTATGGTTAATCAGTGATTTTTAAAAAGTTGTGCGACTTACTTCGTATGCGAAAGTGTTACCAGCTAATATGTCTATAAAGAAGGTAATAACTCCTGCACCTGTAAAAGTTGTGCCTCCGTTTAAAAACAATTTTGCTGAGTTTGTAAATGAGGTGTTTGCATTCGTAGTTCGCAAAACAACAAAATGCCCCGCTTCAGCATCCTGCAAAGTGAATTCGTTTACAGTAGTTGCTGTTGACGAAGTTACGACAAAATAATTGCCAGTTGGCAAACTCATATTTGACGCAGTTACGTTAGATTCAGTCAGCGTTGAGTTATTTCTGAATAATGTAAATGAACCTTGAGATAAGCTAGGAAATTCAAGATTGTTTATTTCTTTTTGTACAATTCCAAATATACCGTTAGTAGCATTGTTTACTATTTTATTTGAACCTGTGCCTGTCCAATCAATTGTAGGATCAAATGAATTATTTTGAATACTAAGGCGTGGTCTATCCCCTGCAATTTTAATCCCTGTAACGCCCGCAGTTCCCGCAGTGTAAACAATTGAATTGTTGTCGATTGTTTTGTTGTACAAAGAAAAAACATCAATACCAACAGCATTAACTTGTGCCGCCATTGAAACTAAATTGTTAGAAACAACAGTGCCTTTTGATGAGCTATTTGTAACATCAATACCAATTGAAAACCCAGAACCAACAAAGTTATTTAAAATTTTTGCATAGTCACCAGAATCAAAAATTCCTACGCCACCTTCACCGCCCTCGCAGTAGAGGTTATCTATAATAGTGTTATTTCCGTTAATATTTCGGACACCGTTGTATGTAACAGACGCTTGGCAATTTATAATATCTGTACTAATATTTTTTTGACCACTTTGACCGTCAATAACAAAAGCATCTTTAAAACCTCTACCTGAACATTTTTCAAAAGTAACTAAACCAACATCATGGGTAGTTTTTAAATTCCATGCCACGCCAGTTCTGGCCGCGCCAAGCGAGTATGTTGCCCAATCTTTGTTAAAGGAAAAGCATTGGTCAAATTTTAATAACGCACCTCTGCCAATTTCAACTCCATCTCCAGCGCCACGCTGAAAAATAACACAACTTTTCATTCGGCATTGACCAAAAAAACTTTGCAACTTTACAACAGGAGTTGCGCTTGTGCCGTCAAAACGTATGTATTCAATTGTGTTTTGTCCATTTGACCCTGTAACTAAATCAAGAAAATCCTCTAATACAGGCGCGTTTGTTACTGATTTAATTGTAGTTCCTTGATTGGGAGTTAATGGGTTAATAACAAATTGTTCCCCTGTCCCTGCGCCAATCATCCTAAAAGACTTTCCTCGATCATCAACACTACCAGCTACTCTTGCAGGAAGTTTTAAACCTGTGACTAAATAAGTTCCGGCATTAACGTGTAAAGTTACTTGATTTTCAAAAGAAGAATTAATAGCCGCCTGTACAGCCGCAGTGTCATCTGTAACACCATCACCCACTGCACCAAAGTCTTTCACACTTACAGACTCGCGTAACTTAGCTTGAACAGTAGTAGCTACTGCACCAGTACCAGCAGGGGTGTAAACAGTTCCATCCGAATTACTTAGCTTTCGTAACTCAGTTTGAACGTCAGTTATAAGCGCACCGGAAGCTGCGGGGGTGTACGTCACTAAATCTGCGCTAGTCGTTGCTAAAGTTACATTTTCGGCAGCTAACACGGTTACTTCAATCGTGCTTAAATTTGGTGGCGCTTGCGAGAAGGTTAATACAACGCCAGAAACGCTATAGCCTGTTTTCTCTTGATAAACGCCATCGATGTACACTTGAGTGTTGTTAACTGAAAACGGATTAGACGTTAAATTAAACGCTGTAGTTGATCCGTCTCCACGAAAATCGGATACAAAAACGGTTGTTCTGACTGTATCTGGCGAATCGAACTCGTAAAATCCTGACATAATTAATACCCGGCTGAAATTTGTGGTGTTGACCCGGCAAATTCTGCGGATCGAGCATGAAGCAGCAACCTAGTTAACGCGGTCTGATAGTTTGTTTCCCATCGGCTGGAGTCAGAACCTAAAAAGTTAGACGCCTCAACAAGACTAGCGTAAAGATATAGCTGCGGAGCCATTTCAAGCAGCTCATTAGTTGGCGCTGACACTGAAAGAGGCGGGACATCTTTGTAATAGATAAAAATAAGTTTGTCGGATGCTGTCATTGTTGGAACAGGGTGGAACACAAACTGACGCACCTCGCGTGCAAAGATTAAGGGCGCACCCTCGGTTGTAACGTAATTCCGTAACTCCGTTAAGCTCACACGCTCTAACGGGTTCTCGTTATAAAACGCGTATTTAAGTTCAAGAAAATCGGCGGGTATGGTTACCGCGCCATTGGCGTCCAAGACTACTGCTGCTGTCTTCTCAATAGTAGGAACGCGTACTTCTTGCGACAGCCTGTCTTCGGCCAACGCAATAAAATCTGGTATTTCTGTTGCAAGGTCTGTTCTGTTTAGCCAGTTTGCAATTGAGGCTTTGAGGCCATCATAAGTATTTAAACTCATAGTCGGCCACCGCCTGTTCTAAGGTATGCCCACTCTGGTGAATTAAGTTTCTTTTTAATTCGCTTTTGATCTTCGCGGTTAGGGGCCATGACGTTAATGCCCTCTTCCATCCACTGCATTACAACGACAGAGGGGATGCTGGCAACACGGACGTTCTCGCCCATCCTTTGCCCTTCAGCTTCTTCGCGTGCGCGTTTGTTTGCAGCAAGAATACCGCTGATATCCTGAGAGTGAGATATCGTTAGACTGTCATCATTTTGATTGTGGTCTACATGTTCAAATATTTTGTCTGACATAGGTTCCTCAGAATAAAATAAAATGGACAGCCCCCGAAGGGACTGCCCGTTCTAACATTTAAGCATTCAATGCAGAAATAAGACCTGACGCCTTGTCGTTTTCACAAACAAGAGTCTGCTCAGTCAACATTTGACGCTTGTCGCTATCGCCGACCTTGGCTAGTACGATAGTCTGCATAGGACGCAGAACCGCACGAGACCAAAACTCAGTGTCTAGTACAAGGCAAGTGTTAGCAGCAAGGAAACGATTCACTACTACTGAAACCTGTCCGAAAGGACTGACATAAATATTTACAGCGTTAGTGATAGTGGTTCCTGTACCAAAGTCACGCTCACGACCCGCACTAGCTGCAAAGTTAGCAACCACGACTGAGTGAGATGGAGTGACTTGTACTTGGTTTGGATCCCCGCCTTCGTTGTAAACTTTCTGCAAAACATCTAACAATAAAGTCTCAGTGAAAGCTCTGTTAGCGCCAGCGGTGTTAGTCGTAGCTGCATTGATTTGGTTCTGTGCAGACTTTAACTGACGCGCAGTTCCAGCCGCTCCAGCAGTACCAGCTTGCAAAGCACCGACAAATGCGTGCTCTATATCACGACGCATTTCCTTACCTTTCTTAATGATTTGGTACTGAAGCTCAGTACCGCCTCGGCCATAAGTAGCAACAGAATCAGCAGTTCCAGAAGTCTGCACAACCTTGGTGAAGATTTGGGTTGATGCATTCTTTAGCTCTGTTTGATCGACGCTAGAAGCTCCAGCATCCGCTCCTTCTACTGCGGCATTGGAAGCCACGGCTGAAAGCGAATCTTGCTGCCATTGGTGCAAAGTAGCTGTTGCTGAACTTGTACCGATTGCAGAGGTGAAAGGAGTCATAGTAGGAGACACATCATAAATGATGTCTTCGATATCTTCTTTTTTACCTACCTGATTGTAGGTTTTGTATGTTCCGGCAATTGTAGCCATGTTGAAAATTCCTTGATTAAGAGGTTCTATTTAAGAGGGCTTGAACCGCGTCATCTACCGAACCGGATTTCTTGAGACGTTCTCGTGATTTACGATATGTCTCTTTCTTTCCTAAGTCCTTTGATTCGCTTTTCTGACCCGACAAAGTTTTTTTAGGAGATGCCTTTACTTTCTTTTGCGTCTCCGATTTAGCCCGGTCAAACTGCATAGCTTTGTACATCGCCGTAATGGATCGATGATCGGTAATACCGTTGAATTCTTCGCTTGAAACGCCTAATGCGCTTTTAGCGTATTCTCCAATCGAGTAATACACATCATTGTTCCAGTTTGGAATAGTAGATTTCAGGACAGTCAGACTTTCGGCAGCTTTCTCTTTCACCAGTGTCTGTTGTTGATCTTGAACTCGCTTTTGATGATCATTCGCTTGAGACTTTATAAAGTTGTAGGTCTGTTGCGTCTGTTCATACATAGCCTTCGCTTGCTTGTATTGATCAGGATTTTCAACCGCCGCTTGCTCCCAGTTCACATTGTCAAAACGTGATAGGTCTGCTCCCGATGCGGTTAAGAGGGCGCTAAGTGTGGATTCATAAGACTTGCTTTGTTCTTCAGCGGCCTTACGCTGTTCGGCAACAGCTTGCGTCTTCTTGGTGTAATCGCCTTGGCGTAGATAACCCAGTTTAATCTCTTCGACAGATAGCTTCTCGCCATCTACCTCGATCATACCCTCAGTTACTAACTCAGGTTCCTTTTCGCCTTCTTCAGAATCTTCGTCGGTTGGGTCTTCGACCTCCTCGGACAAATCCTCTTCTTGCTCAAGTCCCTGTTCCTCGTCAATTACTTCGTCAGTAGCCTCAGTTTCTGCTACTTCTTCCTCGTTACTAGGCTCTTCGGTTTGGTCTTCTGACTCCAACACAGCCGTAAGTCTTGAGATAATGTCACTATTATCGACTTCAGTTGAGTCCGTTATGGTTTGCTCGTCTGACATCAAATTTCTCCTATTTTACTCTACTTCTTGTGGTAATGCCAAGTTATAGTTGTTTACCAGACCAGCAAGCTGCTGAACAAACATCTGACCCGCTTTGAACATCATGTAAAGCCTCTCTCGCTCTTCTGCCTGATCCGGCGGTGTTGCGAGTATTTGCTGTACTAAACTGGCATTTAATTCCTCAAACGCAGTATTAAAGGCGGTACTCTCAAGTTGTTGAACCGCTGAGTCGGCTAATTCTGCCTTCTCTCCCAAAGTTAAATCTTTGCTATCCATCATTGCAACTCCACTGGTGTGGTTGGTTAAGAGACTACTCAGCGCAGTCTCGAGGGTGGCCTCGCTAGTGTTGTGTCTTTATCTAGCTTGCCGTCTTTCCATTTCTGGAAATCATCAAACGCTTGCTTACACGTTTTTTTCTTTTGGTGTTTGTCTTTACTTGCCTTCTTAACAAACTCCTCAAGTGCTTCCTGATTTATACTCATCGCTTATCCTATGCTCACGTTTCTGTTTTGAACTCTTTCCAAAGCCAGTTCCTTCTCACTCATCTCCATGTCGTGGTTTTGCTTCTCCACATCCATCAGTAGTCGGCTGTCTTTCTCTTCCTCAACATGCTCTTGCTTTTGAGTGTCCATAACCATCTTGTGTTGTTCTCTCATAATGTCTAGCTCAAGCTGCCCTTCCATAACACTGACTTGTCTTGACGTAATATCCGCATTGAACTCAAGCTGTTGCTGCTGTTTTAACCCCTCTTCCTGCTGCGATTGCTGCTGCTGTTGCTGCATCTGCTGGAATTCAGGACTGTTTGGATTGAACAAGAACATGTCCGTTGATTTAATGTTCAGCAGCTCAAAGGCTCTACTGAGCATTGCGTGACGCTGTTGCGTGCCATACATGCCACCCAGAGATGGGTCTTGCGGGTTCATCGTAAATTGCTGATCTAAACTCAGCAGTAACTGAGCCTCTTGCGCTTGCTCTTCAGGTGTTAACGCAACCGCCACAGACATCTCAGTGCGATCACCTAAGAATTGCGGATTAATAGGAACAAACTGACCGTCTAGCTGAACCATCTTTTCTTGCTTCTCATTTTCTAAAGCAAGCTTGTAAAGATCGAACATCAACGGCTTTAAGAAGTTCTCTGCCAGATTTCTGCACATGACCATGATTCGACGGTTGCTGGCATTCATAAACTGAGTGATTAAGTCAGAGCTGTTCTGCTTACTTACAACCGTTGAGTCCATACCTCTCGCCATGCGGCTCATACCACTACGCGCTTCCTTCTCAACCTCTAAGGCTTCCATCGCCTGAAACACACCGCCCGATAAACTTGGCATGGGCATAGGGCGCACGACAGATTCAGGGTTTGGCGAATTCACATCAATAACAGCGCCGACCCGATTATCAATCAAATCCCTGGGATTCTTAACCAGCGACAAGTTCGCCACAAATCGTGAGGTGTTAGTCATAAAGGTGTGATCTACCACGCCACGCTTCAAGCTAGACTGCGTTTTCTGGATATCACATAACACATCGGCAAGGCTCATACCGTAAAAGCGGTGAGGTAAAGGGAATGGCGTAAAGTATCGGAACGGCTTCTCGCTCACCATCTCAACATCAAGTAAGGTTGTGCGGCTGTGAAGCACCTTTAAATAGACACACTTCTTTAGGTCAGAGCGATACTTTTTGAGGTACGACTCATAAATAGTGACGTACTCTCTATCGTTGTCAGACTCAAACCCGTCATCGCTTCCAAACTCATCCACCGAGTCACGCGCTATTCTGCCCTCATCGTTTAGATTATCTTCGCTTAACTTCTCAACAATCTCAGGGTCATACCCCTCACTTAACAGCTCACCGCGTGTGCGGCTTGTGCGGTGTGAGCAAAAGTCAGCATCATCCTCACCAGTGGCACGCGGTGTGATTAAAAAGTCTTCGGGCGGTATCGACTCGATGCACACCTTTGACTTGTCAATCTTCCGCGCAATCTCACCGCTGTACATGACCTGTTGAATGGCAATAGGCTGTCCGGTTTGTGGGTCTTGCACTTGAGCCATAACAGCCTCTTCCGCAATCTCCATGATCGTCACAGCAGGATCGGATGCCAGCATAGAAAAACTAGCCTCATCCAAACCCTCAAACGTCTCTTCCTCATACTCGTAATAGTTTTTATAGTACCGCTTAACTATTCCAGTTTTAGCTACCAGCGCATCGTGAATCACATCGTGGAGAATTTTTGAGCCTTTGTTCTCTCTATAGAAGATGTAGTTAGTCAGTGCGGTTGCCATCTTTGCTGGCACAAAATCCTCTGAGGTTTGCGGATCAAACCGACACACGTTGCGGTCAGCGGTGAACGTCTCCATGATCATCGCTTTCACACTTTCCACGGCATCAAAAAC